TTACTAATAGAACCTGCGACTGTGGTTACATTAGCATTGTTAGTTGAAACTGTAGATACATCTGATGATATACCTGCAACAGTCGTAACGTCTGCGTTTACTCCTGCTACCGTTGTAATGTTAGCATTGTTTCCTGCTACTGTGTTTACATTAGCAATATTAGTTCCAACAGTATTTACATTAGCTATATTAGTAGCTACTGTACCTATATCTGTAGCATCAGCTGCAACTGAAGTTACATCTGAACTAATACCTGCAACGGTTGTTACGTTGCTTGAAATACCTGCTACTGTAGAAATGTTAGTATTATTACCAGCAACTGTTGTAATATTTGTATCATTACCAGCTACTGTGTTAACATTGGCAATGTTAGTTCCGACTGTGTTAACATTATCAATATTATTAGCAACTGTTTCAATTTCTGATGTTGCTTCATTTAAATCATTAGCAACAGTCTCTACTTCAGATATTGCTTCATTTAAGTCATCAGCGACTTTGATTACGTCATTAATGTTTGTTGCTACAGTGTTAACAGAACTAATGTTATCAGCAACAGTAGTAACATTTGCGTCATTCGTTGCTACCGTTGACACATCAGAGCTAATGCCAGCTACTGTGGTCACATCACTACTAATACCTGCTACTGTAGTAATGTTAGGTAAATTTGTAGAAATAAATGCTTTGTTAACAGCATCATTATCAGCTGTGGGAGCAGCTACATTTTTTAATCTTTTATTTTGTACATCCCATTGAAAATCTGCGTTATCTAATGAGATAACATCACCAGCTTTGTCTATTGCCTCTTGAGACATATAGAACGCTTGGTCACTATCTGTATCTAAATCGCTTTCAGTTAAAACTGAACCTGAACTATAATCTACTAATTTGGTTGTTTGACTTGTATATCTTCTTATTTCAATAGCAGACTGGTCAGCTGGTGCGGTATCAAATGTTAATGTAGTTCCAGCACCATCAAGTGTGTAGGCTGATGTTTCTACACCTGATATTGTGACTGTTAAATCGTCTGTACTTCTATAAGAAAAAGGAATAGCGTATGCAGTGGTACTACCGTCGCCTATATATCTTACAAATGAATTAGCCATAATTGTTATATTCTTCTAAAAGGGGTACTTTATTGAATTGCTTGCATAAATTCTTGAAGTGCCTCATTTGCTTTCTCTTTTATAAATAAATCTCTATTTTCTAAAGTTTTCTGCAATACAGGAAACTCTTTCCACATTCTTCTATAAGCTTCTCGTTCTACTGCATGTACAATATCTAGTATATATTTCTGTCTGTAATCGTCACCTGCTACAACATCTTTTGGTAATCTGTATAAATTACTACCTTTATCTGCTACAACAGTTTCAATTAAATCTTTTAAGTTATATTCTTTACCTTTATATGGTATTTTAACTTCCATCTTAAGCTCTAACCATCTATCATAAGCTGTTTGACCTTTATTGTTTCTAATAGTTCTTAAATCAATGTTTGTATATCTATCTACTTTTTGTGGTGCTTTATAATTTAATTCTCTGTTTTGAAAGAATTTAGCTGTTTCTGTATTTTTAAATTTAGTCATAGCAAAAGGTGAAGACCATAAACCTTCATCATCACCTAATCCAAATAACCAACCTCTTTTTCTATCAACTTTTTCACCTAACATATTACGTCTAGGCATAGTTCTATCTCTATCAGTAAATGGATTTAATGTTCTTAATTTATCAGCAAATGTAAACAATTCTCTTTCATAATCATCTTGCACTCTGCTTGCATATCTTAATCCACCTGATAATGGTGTTACTTTATATATAGCTCTTGCCAATATAGATGAACCAATATTATCTGGAGCTCTTGCTTTCATAAAGTCATCACTCATAAAAAAGTTAGCTGTTTCTAAAATATTTTTAGTATAAAACTTAGAAGTTAAGTTTCTAGTTATACTAGCAACAGTTGCCATAGCTAATTCAGTATATTTGTTTTCTACTTCTTCTGGTAAATCTTTATTGTGTTTTGTAAAATCATTAATAGCATCTACAATATCAGCAGCAATAAAAAATGGTGTCATTACTGGGTCAAGTCTATTTCCTGAAACATGATTTCCATCATCTCTTACAATAGAATATTCTTGCCAACCTGTCATCTTAGTTCTTTCGGCATTTTCTTTCCAGTCTCTTGAACCACCGCCTGTTGTTCTTCCATTAATAGCAGCCAAGAAAGCAGCAGACCATATTAACCATCCTGCTTGTATTCTTGCGTTAGCTTCAGCAGCAGCTTCTGGATTTATGTATTTACCATCAGAACCTTTAGCTAACATGTGTCGCATTTGTAATTGAAAACGACCTAACAATGGAAAATGTTGATGTGTCCATCTCAATAAGTTTGATGGTGTATTAATAAAGTGCATACCCATAGCTCGTAACCATCTATGTTTATTAGTAAAAGACAATATACTACCTGTAATACCACCTTCTTTTTTACCTGTTAATGGATTAATAGAATAAGCTGATTGTGTATATGAACCTTCTCTAGCGTATTGTAATGGGTCATTGATTATATCATCTGTTTCAATAGCCTGTCCTTTACTATTAATATAATCACCTTCTAATTCTTTAAATCTAGCTTTGTATTTAGCTCTGTTCTTCCAACCATAAACTCCAATGTCAGGTGTTTCTTCAAGTATTCTTGAGTGTATAAGTGCAGCTGCTCTAGCTTTGAACATCATAGTTTTAAGAAACTCATCACCTGCTGATAATATTCTCATAGGTAAACTTGTAATGTATGATACAGGTTCTACCACACCTCTTTGTATTCCTGTACCAACTACACCTAATGGTTCAGTAAATAATTTTCCAGTTTCATTAATAAATCTTTGTAACTGACCTTGTCTAATATTACTATCATATTTCATTTGTGTAGCATCTAACACAGGTCTTCCCATCCAAAAACTTTTTAACGACCTTTTTATTGCATGTGCTGTGTACACATACTGGTAGATATATGTTTGTAATGCTTCTCTAGCTATGACTTTTGCTCTAGTTAAATCTTTTGTAGTCATGTTAGCACTTCTAAGTAACATAATAAAAGGTTTCCACTGTGTTTGTGTAAGACCTGATAGGATGTTTAGAATGTGTGTATCAGGTGAAGATAATAAGTTATTGTTAACATATTCAGCTGCTAAGTCCCATTTATTAACTTTTCTAGCATTTTGTAATGCAAGTATAACTTGGTCACTGTCATCTAATTGTGACACAACTCTCCAGAACTCATCTGGATTATCTTGTTTTAATTTAACCATACCAATATCTTCTGGTGATATGATTAATTGAGCTGCTCTTTCTTTGTCCTTAATAACTCTACCAGCTGTAGTTGCTCTAGCATAGTTTTCTTGTAAAGATTTTTGAACATCCATTAATTCACTTAAGATGTCGTTTCTTAATTGTAATTCTTTTTTAATTGTTATTTTTTCTTTAGGTGTTAAATCTACTCTGTTTAATTCATTAGCTAATTTAATAATATCATCAGCTTCTTTAATCATAGAGTCACCATGTGCTATAATAAGACCATACAACTCTCTATCTTCTTTTGCTTTTGATTTAGCTAACTTTCTTAATTTAACAGGGTCAAGATTTAATTGTTCAGCTACTCTAGTCATTTGCTCTAAAGTTACTTTTTCAGTCCCTATTTCTCCTGAAAGTTCTCTAGCTGCATTTCTTAAATATGTGAGAGCTGCACCACGTTTATATTTGGTGTAATTGAAAGGGGTTACTGGGGGTTTGTCAGCAGTAGTAACATTTGCGTCTGCTGTTTTTCTTAGGTTTTTAATACGTGCATCTACTGTGTCACCTATTAATTTACTTTTAAGTTCTATTTCATCTATTTGTTCTTTAGATAAATTTTGATAATAATTCTTTTTTTCTTTTTTGATAGCTATGTCTTCAAATAATCTTTTACCTGTTATTTCACTTCTACCATAATTTTGTAAATCTATAAGTTGTGCTACAGATTGTTTTTGTAAATTCTTACTTGTTAATTTAAATGCTCCGTATGAAAATCCAGCACCAAACAGAGTTCCAAAACCAAAACCAGCAGCACTTGATATACCTGTTTGTTTTAAACTAAATTCATCTTGAACACCTGTTTCAATAGCAATGTTTTGTAATATAGCATCCTGTGCACCAGATACACCTAAACCAATAAAACCTTCATATAGCGCACCTTTTTTAATAGCTTGTCCTAATGCTGCTTGTTGAGCTTGTTTAGCAGCTTCTTTAATAGTTAGCTCATTAATTTCACCAGCCATTTTACCTTTTAAAGCTTGTCTTAAGGCCACTTTGTAAGCTTGTTTAGATACTTGTCCACCCACACCAACACCTATTAAGTTAACAGGGTCAGATAACATAGCACCACCATTATCCATTAACCACCCACCAAAACTTCTATTTGGGTCATCCCACCAATACGGTAATTGTTGGTATGTTTGTTGTATGTAAGCAAATTGTTTTAATCTTTGTTCATCTTCTTCAGCCATTACATTAAACATATCTTTACTCATAGATATTGTGTTATTATTTCTCCAACTTCTATCTGAATAAAAATATTCTAATAAATCTGCATGAGACATGTCATTAAATTTATTATCACCTTCTCTATAAGAATAGTAACTTCTTAAAGTATCATAAAATTTAGGTGTTTGTATTTCTTCTAATGCAGCTTTAGCGTTTGCAGCTTTTTGTAAATCAGCTTCGGTATCTACATTTAGATACTCTTCTGATTTTATCTCAGGTGCTGTAGATGTTGAAGAGGTTACATTAAGAATGGATAAATCTGCCATTTATTATTTTCCTGTTACTATTGTTTTTATTGCCTGTCTAACAAGTGTTTGGTCAACTTTTAATGATTTTGAAATATTGGCAATCATAGCATTAACATCTTGATTTGTCATGGCTTTAAACATTTCAGGTGTAAAAGCAACTCCAAAAGATTGTGTTAAATAATTTTGTAAAGCAGGAACAACTTTAGCAGCTTCAAATTCTTTTCTTTCAGTAGCAGCACCTTTAAAGATAGACCTATCTTCATCAGTCATAGTAGGTAATACAAAACCACCTTTTTCTAATGATTTATTAAGATTATCAATTAATGTAGTAATACCTAAATCTTTATAAATTTGTACTGTTTGTTTTCTTTTCTTTTCAGCTTCTTCAGCTTGTTGTTCTCTTTCTGTAACTGATAATGTTGTAGGGTCAACTGTGCCTTTAAATGTGTCAATTACATACTTACCTAAATTTTGTATAAATTGTTGTCTTTCAGAATTATTAGGTTTTCTTTTATTTTCTATTTCAAATCTTGCTTCATAATCGGCAATCTCTTTAATCATGTAATTAGTAGCATTAAAGATGGCTTGCGCTCCGTTAGAAGCAAGTATTCCATTTGTAGTAAAATTACCTTTAACAGCTGCTTTAATTTGAGACATTGTTTGTACGTATGTAGAATTACTTTGATGAATAGGTTTAACACCTCTATTGTTGTTTGTATTCCATTTTTCCCAATATGTTAATGCTTTAGTTAAATCAGAAGCAGGCATATTTCTGTCAGTAAATGCTTTAATCATATCTGTTTGGTCTGTAAAATTACCACTAATAATCTCAATCATAAAACCATCTACTTTAGCAGGGTCTGTTTCTATGCTTCTATTAACATTCATAACATTTCTAAATGCTGTTAATAATGATGGTCTTCCAATCTTTTTAAGTTTCTCAAATTGTTCCATTTGCTGTGCATAAGTTTTAGGTGTGCCATCTTCATTATCAGAAAAAGCGTCAGAAAATATTTGTTTAATTGTTTGTTTTTCTTTGTAATCTTCATTAATTCTATTTTGATTTTCTAGTGTAACTCTTTTTCTATTTAACTTACCAACTAACTCAGACACATCTGTTCTTTTAGTATCAACTAAAGAACCTAATTTAGTTCCATCTTTTTTAATACCTCTATCAGTTGATAATATCTTTATTGCTCTATCAATTTCTTCTGTGGTAGTAGCTGTGTTTAATAAATTACCAGCATGTTGTAAAACAACTTCATTAAGTTCTTCATTGGAATAAAATTGTCTAGGTTTGGTTTGACCTTCTTCTGGTGGGAGCGGGACATTTAACGAATTAACTGTGTCCCATACTTCATTAACAGGTACATTAGATATTATTTTAGCACCTTGATTAATTTTTTGTGTTTTAGCATATTTGTTTCTAACTTCAGCATCATTAATAGCTTCTTTAGTTTTGTATTGATTAAAAACAGCAGCAAACCCTAGTGTATAAGAACCATCTTTATTAGCAAAACTAGGTAAATATTCTTTATAAAATGCTGGTAAATTAGTTTTAGTATGGTCATATTTATTTTTATTTGCTTCTATATTAGAAATAGCATCAATAGCTTCATGTCTTCCTGTGTGATAAGACACAGTTTTTTCTACATATCTACCAGATAATTCTGGATGTTTTCCCTCTAGTATTTCTTGTTGAATAACATCAGATTTTTTACCTTCTAAAAATAATTGATTAATCTTTTCTTTTGCAGTATCTTTTTGTTTTTCAATGTTTCTAGCATATATTCTTTCTAATGCAGGATTAACAGTTCTTTGTAATGTTCTAGCTAAATCCATAGCTTCTGAGTCTGATGCAGCATTAACTTGTCCAGCAAATGTTGCTCCCATGTATTTATTACTTACTCTTGATTTATATGCCATTTATTAAACCTTTGGTTTTTGTGCGTTTGTGTGTTTTTGATAACCTTCAGCACCTATTGTTGCTACTTCTAAGAATAAACCAGTATCACTAGGCATAGACACAGGTTTAATACTATTATATCTTCTTTGTTGTGCTGCATAAGCTTCTTTTTCTTGTGTATCTAATCTAAATACATCTGTTTCATAATCTCTAGCTGTATCTAAAAATGATTGGTCATAAGTTCCTGTAATATCTTGTATAATTTTATCTCCATTACCAGCATTTAAATTTAAACTTTTTGCTATGTCTTTTTGCTTTTTTAATTTGTTTTTCATATTTTCAGCTTGTTTTTCTCTACTAGCTGACACTGCTTCTCTATCTATTTTTGATATATCATTAAGATATGCTTGGTCAGAGTTTCTACGTGTTTGTTCATTAGCTTTATTTTTTCCTTTTGCTACAGCTCGTTTTGCTTGGTGCGAATAAACTGCTGCACCTATCTTTAAAGCAGTAACTACATCACACATAGTTTATTGTTTTATCTCCTTTATCATTAATAAAAATGGCATATTACCTACACCATAATTATCTATTTGTTCTTTGGGTTCAAACCCTAAATATTGCAACCACTTAAGTGATTTCCAATTTCTTTTATCTACAAAATTATATAGATAAGTATAACCTTTTCCCATTTCACTTATCCAGTGTGGTGATTGTTTTACAAATTCTTTTGTATGGTTATATAAATCTTCACTAGACAATAACCATGCTACACCGTACTCAGGGTCATGTGAAGGTGCGGAACCAAACATTCCTATAACTTCATCAGTTTCTGTTTTAACAACTGAATATGTTTTGGCATTATCAGATGTAAATGGTGTAACTAAAGCTTCTAAACAAGATACATTACTTGCAGCTCTAATTTCTTCTCTATCAATTTTTCTTAATCTAGGTGCTAAATGTATAGCATCTATAAGTTGTGCTTCTCGCACAAAAGCTTCTTTCATATTAAATCCTTCTTGAACGTGTGTGATAATAGCCTTCAATCTCAGCACTTGCAATATATACAGGTAGATGCGAACTACTCTTAATATCAAGTGTAAAATCTGTGTTTCTGGCTATAACGGGTACCAAAAGAGTACCTGAGTTAATTGCTGGTATTCCTACTTTACTTGTAGCAGTACCAATAATATAACCATTCATAACTGTTGTACTTTTATCTCTACCAGTAGGTGTCACTTCTACTTGGAAGAAACCAGAGTTCTCATAATTAAATCTAATATTTCTTATTTGGTATCTACCAGATGTAATAGCTACTAAACCTCTACCAGAACTTTCTCTAATATATTGAGGTGATAATCTGTAAGTGGACTCAAAAGGTACACCAATGTATAAACTTGTGTGGTCTCCTTCTATTGTGTAAGTTGACCCTGATGTATTTGTTGCACTATAGTTATTACCATTAGCAGTATCTATGGCAATCAAACCTGTCTTTGCACCATACGGTGACGTGAATGTAGTTAAATCCGTACCACTATCATAAGTACCAGTAACAGATGTTTTTAAATCTAAGTAAATACCAAAACCTATTGTTTGGTCTTTTAAATTTCTTAAGTCTAATTTAACTAATTTTGTATCTGTATTCTCTGCAACTAATGCATAGACAAAACTATCAACTGTCATTGCACCTAAAATCTTAACACCAGTAAAAGTCCATTTAGACCATGCTGTTTGTACTTTCTCACCTCTATCAAAGAAGTATTTGTAGATGTACATTGTGTTAGCATAAGTTGGGTCAACAGCACTGCCAGCAGTATAAGGTGCTGTCTGTGTGTCGTTGCTATCCGCAGCTAATGCAATTAATGTATCTTCTGTTGTATTACTAATAAGTTGATATACATTTGTTGGTATTAAATTTGAAACAGAAACTGTTATATCTAATCCATCATTTGTTAATGTATCATCATCAGCAAAATATTCTCTAATTGCTGTATTGTTATTTCTTGATTGCGCAAAGTAAGCAAACTTACCAGCAGACACAGGCCTTACATTGTCATCATGTTCAAAACTTGATACTTCATTAAGTATAGCTGTAGTTGGTGTGATTGCTTCACCTGTACTATTTAATTTGTATTGTGCTGTATCAGAAAACAATAATAATGTTTCGTTAAATGACACAGAATTTTTAAGTGTGTTAACCTGTGTACCAGACGCAGAAATATCAATAGGGTCTGTATCTAAAACTTGTGTAACTGTACTGGAAAAGAAATTAAAGAAACTAGCATTTTCTGTAAAGATTAAATTTTCTCCAGACAATACACCTAATCTATTTTTATAAAATGTTAAATTCTGAATTTTCTTACTAACAAAAGTTGGGTCAGCATTACTATCAGTATCACCACAAGTTCTATCATTCCAATCTATTTCTTGAAATGTAAATGTACCATCATTGTTATTAATCAATGCGTGTGGCATTGTAGAATTATCTAAACCTAAACTTGTGTCTGGCGCAATAGTTTCTTTCCATACACCGTCAGTTTCAAACTTAACCCAGTAATCAGACAAAGTATCACCTTCATCACCAGTAATTTTTATTTTAGTGTCAACAACACCATGATAAGGTAATTTAGTAAAATCTGATATTTCATCTCTAATAGAATACATACCTGAGTTACCAGAGCCATCTCCTGTTTCTATAGTGTAATTACTGTCATTATCTGTTGGTTCACCATAGATAACTGAGTTCATTAATTGAAAATCAAAATAATCGGTAAATCCTGAGTATGTACCCAGACCTTGTGATGATGTCACAGTTGCACCTGTGTCAGTTCTTACAACTTTAAATGCTGCTGAAGATGAGCTATCCCAATAATCACTAGAAGTACCATACATTAAAATATCAGCAACGTGCGCCGTATCTCTATAAGCGGCATCATGTGTTGCATTAGAACCTGTTGGTAATTGTAAAGCAACTTTTAATCCATATCCTAAATCAGTTGTCATATCAGGATGTGTTAGTTCTACTGTGTATTCTCTTCCGTAGTTTGTTGTAACTACATTAATATAAAACTCTTCATTCTTTGCAGCGCTTGTTGTACTATCAGCTGCTACTGTTACAGATTTGTTTGCTATAAAAGTATAATCTGCAATGTTAACTAATTTAAAATCTCTTCTTGGATTTGTAGATGTTAAATAACTGGAACCACTTGAAACAGTAACAGTTTTTTCATTACCTAATAAATCATAAACTTTGACACCACCATTGTAAAATGCTACAATGTACTGGTTATCTTCATCTCTTTGAATAGACCAAAACTTTGTTGTGTTAGGAAACACATTGCTAGCATCTAATGTTGCTATGTATTCTAAAGATGGTCTTTTACTTAAACCTTCAACAATATTATTTTGAAAATTTATTTGTTCTTCAGCTTGGTTAACACTTCGTTGTGTTGGTGTTTGCTGAGATATACCATTTAGAAAATTAGGTATGCTCTGTGAAACCACACCACCCATTAGTATGTCCTTCTAGTTGGTCTATTAATTATTGAATAAGTATTTGCATCACCTTCTAACATATTAACATCAGCTTCTTGACTGTCTGCTTGATGAAAAGACATTAATGCTTCATTCTCATCAGCTGCAATTAAATCAATAATAGCTTTATCACCAATGTATCTAGCAGCAAATCTTCTAGCTGCTTTTAAGGTAATATATTGTCTTGCATATTCAGGTAATTGTTCAAACTGTTGTACTAAAACTAAATCAACTTCAGCTGGAGCCGAAGTAAAAACATCTGTGTGGTTAGTTAAATCATATAAATAACCATTTCTAATTGTGTAATCTAAATATCTATAATTTGAACTTGCATCAGCTTTGACACAGTTAGATGGTAGAGGAACTTTATTATCACCATCTAAAGATAATGAAGTATATTTATGGTGGGTATTAAAATGCCATCCCTGTGATTGAATAGACATTGAAGTTTCATCTAAAATATTTTTAGCGACAGATACGTCAACTGTAGTAGTCCCTGTTATTGAGTTAACTGGAGCTTCACCAATAGTTGATAACATAATATTTATCGCCTGTAATTCAGTCGTTGGTGTAATTCTTGTAGTCATAATCTCCTAATAATATTTTAGATAATGACAA